ATATTCTTTCTTACTATATAAGGATGTTTTTGTAGTTCGACAATCATCGCCGACGCTGAAGGGTCTAATATGATGTATTCAATAGGGTACCCTTTAATCATGTTCACTAAATCGTTCGCATACTCTTTGGTAGTCTTTTGAAGTATAGAACCGAACTGAACATTAGCATTGACATCTGCTTCCGTGAGTTGTTCCTCGGCTTCCCTACCTGAGTGGTAGTAAGACTGAATTAAATGGTACCTTTTTCGGCGCTTTGAAAATCCATAAAGTCCAAAAGTAGTAGCATTATAGATACCAAAGTCTCCTGCGACGAACAAACGATCGAACTCTATATCTAATTTTCGAACATGCTGCTCCTCGTTGAACATGGAATAGACAAGACCATCAGCGGTAACCCAAAGACCTAATATAAACCTTTTACGGAAAACGCCAGCATACATTTTCGAATAGCGCTCTTTGACGTGTTCACTCAAACTTGGATTATCTTCCATTGTAAAATGAAGATATAAAATGCGCTTTTCGATTTGCTTGTCGATCCAGTTCTTTTTGAA